TTCGAGTTTTTCTATTTTCGTTTTGAAATTTTTTTGAAATTTTTTTTATAAAATTTTTTTCTGTATTTTTGAGAGGGTTGGTAGTGAGTAGAAGTACGGAGGTGAATATTCACCACATGGGAGGCGAGGGGATGAAGACACGCCAGCGAGAAGCCCTGTTACGAGAGAAGGCGGGTTTGGGAGGCGACATTCGTGCGCTTGTGATTGAGATGACCACTTCTGGGGAGTATTGTCGTCAGGATGAGGCTATGATGCGGAGGCAGTTGGAGAGTATGTTGGATTACTGGGAGCGGATAAGTGACCGGTTGTTGTTTATGGAGAGTCCTGGTGTGGGTGGTGAGAAATGACCACCTTTATCACTATTCGGCGAAATGGCAATGTGTATTCGGTTGACTTTTGCTTAAATGGTGGTAGGATTAGAACAATGTATTTGAATAAGGAAATGGATATAGAATCTGCGGAGTTAGTTTTGCGAGAGATGGCTGATGAGTTGGTTGTGGAGATAGTGAAGGGAGGAGAGGGGGAGTAATGCCTAAAGGCTACCCGAAGAATAACAAGCTGTCTCCAGATGATCCGATGGCGTATGAGGACATTGTACCTGATTATAGTGCTATCAAGAAGCGTGGCAGGCCGAGGACGAAGAAGCAGGTTCAGAACATACGGATTGATTATAATCCGAGGAAAGAGCAGGTTGAGATACACAAGGCAATCCGGCAGTATCGTTGGACGGTTATTGTGGCTCACAGACGGATGGGGAAGACTATTGCAGTTATCAACCATCTGATAATGAGTTGTCTGACCTGTAAGAAGGTGAGGCCGCATTTTGCTTATGTTGCTCCGCAGTTGAAGCAGGCGAAGTTTATTGCCTGGGAGTATTTGAAGCATTATACGAAGCCTATACCGGGTGTTAAGTGGAATGAGAGTGAGTTAAGTGTCTTGTTGCCGAACAGGGGCAAGGTGCGGCTCTTTGGGGCTGATAACCCCGATAGTTTACGTGGTTTGTATTTTGACGGCGTTGTTCTGGACGAAGTAGCCCAGATGAAGTCAGAGGTTTGGGGAGAGGTTATTTCTCCGGCCCTGGTTGATAGGCATGGGTGGGCTTGTTTTATTGGATGTGTCACTGGGGGTACTATTGTTCTTGGGAGGAATGGTTTTTGCCGGATAGACTCATTTAAGGATGGAGAGAGAGAAAGAGAGTTAATCCCGTGTAACGAAGAGTTGTACGGGATTAATAGAGAGTTTCATGCTGCTGACGGGTTCTGGTATAACGGGAAATGTAAAGTTAAGAAGGTTACGACTTGCAAAGGATATTCTCTAACTGGTTCATTGAAACATCCAGTTCTAGTAATGGGGCAGGATGGGCATGAGACTTGGAAGAAAATGTCTGACCTTGAGATTGGCGACCATGTTGCTATTTCTCGGGGGATGGAAGTCTGGGCTGGCGAGAACCCGCTTGATGGGTTTGCTGAGATAATAAAGGGGATTAGAGCGGAACAGCATCGGCATCAAGGGCCGAATGGGAATAAACTGGATATTCCTGCCGAGATGACGGAAGACCTGGCTTATTTTTGTGGCCTATGGATAGCTGAAGGCTCAAGTGAAGAAAAAATTTATCGGTTGACCATCACTTACGGTGATGATGAAGTTGTAGAAAATTATATCGACGACGGGATTCTTGGGATAAAGCCAAAGCGTAGCCGTGAAGACCAGATACGTTTCAATTCAGTTGAACTGATTGAGTTATTCAAACACCTCGGGATGCCTTTATGTAAAGGGCCGAAGAAATTCATCCCTACATGGGTGTTTAATGGGAAGCGTGAGTGGGCGTTATCTTTTCTGGCTGGCCTTTTTGATGGCGATGGGCATTGTGATAAAGTTAGACGACGGGTGGGTATTTGTTCATCTTCGGAACGGTTGATTGACGATCTGCACTTATTGCTGTTGAATATTGGTGTTGTCGCCGCCAAAGGTGTTTATGTTACACCTCCTAATGATTTGGTTAAGGTTGAGTCTACAAGTTATCGCCTTGAAATTGTTGGTGAGTCTGCGACATTGTTTAAGCAAATTCCATTACGGGTTAAGCGAAAGCGTGAACAGTTATTGGCGCAACATGAAAAGTTTGACAGAAAAGATTGTGTCCCGTGTCAGTGGTGGGTAAAAAATCATAAGAGTGGTAATATTTCTTACTGGCGGCTACGCAATGAAGCCCCAGAATTAAAAGTTGTTTCAGACCATTATTACTGGGACAAAGTAAAGATTATTGAGACCGGCGAAGAAGTAACGTATGATTTTATTGTGCCGGATACTCATTCGTTTTGGTCAAATGGGCTGATTTCTCATAATACGCCTCGTGGGGTAAACCTGTTTTCCGAGTTATATTTCACAGGGTTGCGGAAGAAGCGTAACTGGAAATGCCTGATGTACAGGGCTGACCAGACGGCGGTTATTCCGAAGAAAGAGCTTGAGGAAGTGCGGTCGAATATGTCAGAGGCCCAGTTTCGTCAAGAATTTCTCTGCGATTTTGCCGCCAGTTCTGACGATATTTACATCTCCCTTGACCTTGTGAGAAAGGCTAGAGAGGTAGAGTTGACGCGGAGTATGTACGACTGGGCTCCGGTTGTGATGGGTGTTGACGTAGCTAGATTTGGCGACGACCTTTCTGTGATTGCTATCCGGCAAGGGCTCAAACTGAGGATGATTAAGAGTTGGCATGGGCTTGACTTAATGGCCTTTGCTGACCGCGTAGCGAAGTATATTCAAGAGTACAAGCCTTCCCGTGTTTATATTGACTCTGTTGGCTTAGGTGCTGGATTAGTTGACAGATTGCGGCAAATGGGGTTTACTGTATTTGAGGTTAACGGGGCATCTTCCCCGACCGACCCGAAGTATAAGAATAAGCGGGCCGAATGTTGGGGAGAGATGAAGAAGTGGCTCGAAAGTGGTGGGTCGATACCTGAAGACCCGATATTGCAGGCCGACTTGTGTGGGTTGACGTATTCGTTTGACTCGGCAGATAAATTAGTCATCGAGAAGAAGAGCGATGCGAGGAAAAGAGGGATACCGTCGCCGAACGGAGCTGACGCCTTATCCTACACATGGGCTTATAAAACGCCACTTAACGAGCGCAAGAAGGCTATGAGCCTTGCTGAGAAGGATTGGATGGATATGACGGGCCAGATGAATTGCGGCCATGCGGTTAATATGGAGGGTTGAGGATGCAGGTAAGCTGGTGGGAAGTTTTATCGGTGTTGTGGAGCGGGGCGATTATGATGCTTCTGGGGGTTGTCGCTGGCGGGTTGCTGGTTTACCGGACGAAGCGGGAGAGTTATGAGACGTTTATGCCCAGGCGGGTGAAGACTGAGAATAAGCCGGTGAACATCGACATTCCCGAGTTCTCGTTTTTCGAGGGCGACGATGATGAGCCGACGGATATGGGCGAGGATACCGTCACGAAGCTGTTTGAGAAGCGGAGCAGCGAGTTCCTGGGGCAGTTGAACAAGAAGACGACTGAGGGTATCTGATGAGTGAAAAGAAGTTTAAGCCGCTGTACGTGAGGTGTCCCGGCTGCCACGGGTTCTTCCATCGAACTACCGAGGAATACTCGGAGGATGAAGCCGCACATGGTGGAATGTTTACATTATTGGACAAATACGGCCCTAACGGGTATAATTGGACAAGTTTTCCTAATAACGACTCTATGAAGGGTGGCGATCTGTTCTGCCCTTCGTGCGGGGTCGGGTACTGTACTGATGGCGTGTTGGTGGATGTGTACACCAGGGGGCAGTATCAGAGGACAATGTTCCCAAGAGGGGTGTATGGCTGTATTCATTGCGGGAGACGGTTCAAGTCCAAGACTGGGCTGGTTTCCCATCTTACCCACAACAAAGAGTGCGGGGAGAAAGAAAAGAAACTTCTGGGGGAGACACAGGAATAAGGTCTAACTATGGCGAAAAATTCGGAATACAACCTTGAAAATCTCCCGAAGGAAGGCAGTAAAGAGGTTGGTGAATATTTCTGGGGTCTTTGGAAGCAAGCGGTAGCCGAGAAGGAACGGCTGGGTGTGTCAGAGAGAATGATGACATACTACCGGATGTTCCGTGGAGACCACTGGGATGAGAAGAATGTTCATAAAAGGTTCGCTGCGAGGGTTACGGCGAACCTTTTGTTTGCTAATATTCAGCGGACGGTGGCGAATATCACGGCCAAGGCTCCGGTTGCCAACGTTGTTGACATGGACGGGGAAGGCGGGGATGATGCTGATGCCCTGACGCTTCAGGTGAAGAAGTGGACGAATGAGAGCGAGTCGGCCAAGTCTTTGTCGATGTCGGCTCTGGCGATGGAAACCTACGGGATTACCATTGAAAAGGCCGTTTATAACCCCGACAAGGAGCGTACCGAGATTATCGTGGTGGACGGGTTTGCTTTTGCTCCGGCCCCTGGGTACTACGAGTTCCTGAATGACTGCCCGTTTGTCTGCCACGCATATCCCATGCCAATCGAGGTCGTAGAGAAGAAATTCGATGTTGAAGGCGTGGTGGAAGGGGATGAGGAACTTAAACATCTGCGGATAAC